AGGCTCGTGAAAGATTAAACAAGGGTTATGAGATTTATAAGGCTGAAGATCCTAGACACCCAATTGAACATTTTACTGCCAACACACCAGAAGAAGCAAGAAAATATTACCACAATTACATTGACAAATACGAAAGTGATGTAGACTTTGATTTAAGATTACGCAAGAGTACTGGATTGCCAATTGGAGAAGGTGCTTTACCTTGGGATGGAAAAGCAGTAGTTGTTTCTGATGAAAAAGGAAACATGTTGGACACGTTAGATATTAATACTGCATCACAAAAATATGGATTAAATTCCAATGATATTCGCAATCAATTAAAAATACAACCATACACTACACTTAAAGGAAGTAGGGGTGTATTTATAGTCAGTCATCCAATGGTACCTACTGCTCTAGATAGACAACCAACACTCGGTTTAAATGAAGATGTGAGTAGACCAGAAGATATACAAAAGATCAAAGACTTTATTAAATGGGCTATTAAAACATTGCACATTCAGAAACCTTATCCAAAGATTACATTAAGTCGCAACACCAAAGTTGCACAACAAGGACATCACACAGGTGTTCATACAGAAGACAACAAGATTTGGGTGTACATTGAAAACAGAAACTTGATTGATATTTTCCGTACTATATTCCATGAACTAGTACATGAACGTCAATCACAGTTGAATATGATTAAAGATGGTGATAGCTATCCAGGTAGTCCTATTGAAGCAATGGCAGACCTTCTTGCAGGGAAATATATTAAAATTTATGGGAAACAACACCCAGAAATATTCCAGTAATTATGGATGATTTCAAAAATAAATTAGACATACTCAAACAAAAATTAAACATAAAATCACCCAAAGACATATTGGGCGAAGACTATAACACAAACAAGCTGGTGTTGGTACAATGGTTACTACTTAGCGAACCAAAACGAGCAGTTACCGCAATCAAAAAAATGCTAAAGAAGTAAACATAAAGGTCAAATGAGTCAGTAAAAAGTTTGACTTCTTTACAGTTTCATGTATAATAACTACTCATAAGGAGATTTTATGAGTGATATTAAAACATTCAACGGCGATCAAAAACTAAAGTTAACACAAATTATAAATGAAGGCATGGCAGTCATGCACGAGATTGATACATTAAATGAAGGTTTAGCAGATACAGTAAAAGCAATTGCAGAAGAACTAGAAGTAAAACCTAGTGTACTCAAAAAAGCAATTCGCATCGCACACAAAGCAAGCTTAACACAAACAAATCAAGAACACGAACAATTAAACACAATTTTAGAAACTGTAGGTAAAACTATATAATTTATGGTGCATCTGATAAATAATATAGGGCGAACGGGAGTAATTACCCTTCTGTGCCGAATCACAGATAGCCCATCTATTACTATTCGGAGTATCATAATGAGTTCAAGAAAACACAGATTAGTCTGGGAATCCATCAACGGTCCTATACCCAAAGACAAAGACGGAAGATCATATGAAATACATCACTTAGATGGAAATCATAATAATAATGAAATTTCTAATTTAAAATTAGTTACTATAGAAGAGCATTACAACATACATTTTTCTCAACAAGATTGGAATGCATGTAGTTTAATAGGATTAAGAATGGACAAAAGTCCAGAAGAGATCTCAAAACTCAATAGTATGGCAGCTAAAAAAAGAGTAAGTGATGGTACTCATCATTTTCTTAAGGGTGGACCACGAGAAGATATGATTGGTGATAAAAACCCAATGAGGAATCCGTTAGTGGCTAAAAAGTTCGGTGATTCAATTAGAGGCAAAACTAAAAATTGGACTGAGAAGAGAACACAAGCAGATCTTAACAGAAGGGGTAAAAAATTAAATTATACTCCTGAAGGATTAGCAAGACAAAAAGAAAATGGAAGAAAACGATTTTTAATGAATAACCCAACTAATGTAAAAATAACATGTATCCATTGCAATAAAACAATTGATAAACCAAATCATAATCGATGGCACGGTGATAATTGTAGGAGTAAACAATAATGTCCTATGTGGACGCGGTGCATAGCCGTGACGAAGATAGAATCTATGTAGTAGAACGAGGTAAAGATGGTAAACGCCATTATACCGAGTATCCTACCAACTATGTTTTTTATTATAGTGATCCTAAAGGCAAACATCGTAGTATTTATGGTGATCCAGTAACCAGATTCAGTACTCGCAAGCGTACCGAATTCGAAAAAGAAAAAAGAATCAATAGTGATAAGAAACTTTTTGAAAGTGATATCAATGTTATCTTTAGATGCCTTAGTGAAAATTATCTTAAAGTAGACGCACCTAAACTACACACTTGTTTCTTTGACATTGAAGTAGACTTTGATAAGGTAAAAGGTTTTAGTCCACCTGATGATCCATTCAATCCAGTAACTGCAATTTCATTGTATTTGGATTGGTTAGATCAATTGATTACTTTATGTATTGCTCCCAAAACATTAACAAATACAGATGCACAAGAGATTGTAAGTACATTTGATAACACGATACTTTTCACTAATGAAAAGGAAATGTTTGATATGTTCTTTCAATTAATAGAAGATGCTGATGTATTGACTGGCTGGAACTCAGAGGGCTATGACATACCCTACATGGTTAATCGTGTTACACGAGTAATGAGCAAAGACGACACAAGAAAGTTTTGTTTATTGGGACAACTTCCTAAACCAAGAAAGTATGAAAGATTTGGAAAAGAGTCTACAACTTTTGATTTGGTTGGTCGTGTGCACATGGACTATCTACAACTCTATAAGAAATATAACTACGAGAGTCGCCACAGCTACAAGTTAGACTTTATTGGTGAGATGGAGGTGGGGGAGAACAAAACTACCTATGAAGGGTCATTGGATCAATTGTACAATAAAGACTTTACTAAGTTTTTAGAATACAATAGACAAGATACAATGTTGTTGTTTAAGATACATAATAAATTAAAATTCTTAGAATTGGCAAATCAATTGGCGCATGAGAACACAGTACTATTACCAACAGTAATGGGTTCAGTTGCAATGATTGAAATGGCAATTATGAATGAGGCGCATGAACGCGGATTAGTAGTACCAGATAAACAAAAAAGGATTGAACATGAAGATGAACAACAAGCGGCAGGTGCCTTCGTTGCTACTCCCAAAAAAGGTATGCACGAATATGTCGGAGCAGTTGATATCAACTCGCTCTATCCCTCGGTTATTAGGGCCGTCAACATGGCAGGAGAAACACTTGTTGGACAAATCAGGCAAACACTTACAGACAAGTACATGAAGGATAAGGGACTACGATTAGCAACTGAAAAAAAGCGTCACAAAGAGGGCGATGATGATGTTACTGGTAGTATCTTATGGGAAGGTTTGTTTGCTTGTTTAGAATATACTGCGGTTATGAATCAAGAACGTGGTACATTGCTTACTATTGATTATTCAAATGGTAAAAGTGTTCAGATGAGTGCGGCTGAGATATGGAAACTTATCTTTGATAGTCACAATCCCTGGATGCTTAGTGCAAATGGTACAATCTTTACTTATGAGAAAGAGGGTGTTGTTCCAGGCTTACTAAGTCGTTGGTATAGTGATAGAAAAGAAATGCAGAAAAAGCTTAAGGAAGCAACTACTACTGAAGATCGTGAGTATTGGGATAAGCGTCAATTGGTTCGTAAAATTTTATTGAACTCGGCTTATGGTGCATTGTTAAATGAACATTGTAGATTCTATGATAAGCGTATTGGTCAGAGTGTAACATTATGTGGTCGTCAGATTGTGCGTCATATGATGAGTAAGATCAATGAATTGGTAACAGGTGAGTATGTACATGATGGGCAAGCAATTGTTTATGGTGACACAGATAGTTGTTACTTTAGTGCATATCCTATTCTTAAACCACAAATAGAGAGTGGTGAATTAGAATGGGACAAAGATATGTGCATAGGTTTATATGATAGTATCGCTGACCAAACAAACGAAAGCTTTCCCGCATTTATGGAACGTGCATTTCATGCACCAAATAAAAATGGATCAATAATTAAGGCTGGTCGTGAATTGATCGGTGATCGTAGTATCTTTATCACAAAGAAACGTTATGCTATCAATATCTTTGATAAAGAGGGTAAGCGTAAAGATAAAGATGGTAAAATGGGTGATATCAAGGCTATGGGTCTTGACTTGAAACGTGCAGATACTCCCAAATATGTTCAAGAATTCTTGATGAGTGTTCTTGAAATGGTACTTGGTGGTAAAGGTAGATTAGAAGTCATTGATTCTATCAAAGAATTTAAAAGACAACTTAGTAAACAAGATAGTTGGACTAAAGGTTCTCCTAAATCAGTTAACAATTTAACCATGTATGGTGATAAGGAAGCCAATAGTAAGAAAGGTCGTGAGAATATGCCTGGTCATGTTCGTGCGGCATTGAATTACAACTATCTTAGAACTTTGTACAATGATAACTATAGCATGAAAATTGCAGATGGCATGAAAGTTGTAGTTTGTAAATTACGATCAAATCCATTGGGATTCACAAGTGTTGCGTATCCAACTGATGAACTTAGATTACCAAAATGGTTTTGTGAGTTACCATTTGATGATGCAGCTATGGAAGAAACATTAGTCAATAAAAAAATTGACAACTTACTTGGTGTATTAGACTGGGAACTAACTGAGAATACAGACACAAAATCTACATTTGATGATTTGTTTACAATTGGTTAAACTCGTATTGACATGCACAAAAAATCCATATATAATACACAGATAAGCTACCTAAATAGTAGTATAAACATTAAAGGAAAAACATGAGAGATTATTTGAACGACATTATTGCACATACAAGTGCATTGGGAATTATTGATTTGGTAAAAATTGTAGGCACTGACACAGATACTAGTATTGTCGCAGCCGCAGAGGATCGTACTGTAATCATCAATGGTAAATTCAAGTCACCTAACCCTAATTTTATTGGTACATTTGGTATGCCTAACTTAAACAAACTCAAAACTATTTTGAGTTTTGATGACTATGATGAGAATAGCAAAATTAACACAGTAGTAGATAAGGATAGTGAAGGTAATGATGTACCAACTATGATTCATTTTGAAACACAAAATGGTGACTTTACTAATGACTATAGATTGATGGCAAAGAGTGTTGTTGATGCTAAAGTAAAGCAAATAATTTTCAAAGGTACAACATGGAACATTGAGTTTGAACCAAGCGTTGCAAGTATTTTGCGTTTGAAGAAACAGCAACAAGTACATAGTGATGATACTGTGTTTACTGTTATTGTTAGCAACAATGAATTGAAGATTCACTTTGGTGATCCTAGTTCACATAGCGGTAACTTTACTTTTGAGAAAGATGTTGTTGGTACATTGAATACTAAATGGCAGTTCCCAGTAAAACAAGTATTAGATATTTTTAGTTTGAGTGGTGATAAACTATTCAGAATTAGCGATCAAGGTGTTGCTGAGATTGTTGTTGACAGTGGTTTGGCAACTTATAGTTATTTGATTCCAGCACAAACTAAATAAGAGGTTTCTATGATATCAGGAATTCTAAGTAGCGATAGTAGATACATAAATGTAATTAATGGAAATAATAAACCTTACATTAGTAAAAGCCATACATCGGGTAGTGCAGGAAAACAAGGTGATATGATGTATGACTTTGACAGTCAATCTATAAAAGTGTTTGACGGTTCTATGTGGCAAACATTGGCAGGCGGCCATGCTAATATAGAACTTG